GAGAACCTCCCAAAGTGGTTACAGCAAGGTGTGATGACATGGAACAAAGCATCTCTGGAGTTAGAAAATGGGTCAAAAATTATTGCTGCTTCTACTAGCGCCTCTGCGGTACGCGGTGGCTCTTATAATATTATATTCTTGGACGAATTTGCGTTTATTCCTAACCACATTGCTGATCAGTTTTTCAGTTCTGTTTATCCTACTATTTCATCTGGTAAAAACACTAAGGTAATTATCGTTTCTACTCCTCACGGGATGAATCATTTTTATAAAATTTGGCATGATGCTGAAAGAAATAAAAATGAGTACATTCCTACTGATGTCCATTGGTCAGAGGTTCCCGGAAGAGATGAAAAGTGGAAACAACAAACAATTGCTAATACCTCTGAGCAGCAATTTAAAGTAGAATTTGAATGTGAATTTTTAGGATCTGTCGATACTTTAATCGCACCAAGCAAACTTAGGACCATGGTATATGAAAGTCCTAAAAAGCGTAGTGCAGGACTGGACATTTATGAGGACTCTATAGAAAATCACGACTATATTCTTACAGTTGACGTTGCACGAGGAGTTGGGAATGATTACTCCGCATTTACTGTGGTTGATATTACCACATATCCTCATCGTGTAGTAGGAAAATATAGAAATAATGAAATAAAACCGATGTTATTTCCAAGCATCGTAGTGGATATTGCAAAAAATTATAATGATGCTTATATTTTATGTGAAGTGAATGATGTTGGCGATCAAGTAGCAAGCATTATTCATTATGATTTGGAATATACTAATTTATTGATGTGCTCCATGAGAGGAAGAGCAGGTCAAATTGTTGGACAAGGATTTTCTGGTAAAAAGACTCAATTGGGTGTAAAAATGTCCAAGACGGTAAAAAAGATTGGATGTCTTAACTTAAAAACTCTCATAGAAGAGGAAAAACTTTTCATAAATGATTATGAGATTATAAGTGAACTCACTACTTTTATTCAAAAATCAAACTCCTTTGAGGCAGAAGAAGGTTGTAATGATGACCTAGCAATGTGCTTAGTCATATATGCTTGGTTGGTTGTTCAAGATTATTTTAAAGAATTAACTGACCAAGATGTAAGAAAAAGATTATATGAAGAACAAAAAAATCAAATAGAACAGGATATGGCTCCTTTTGGTTTTATAGTTGATGGTACAGAAGAATCAACATTTGTGGATGCTGATGGCGACAGGTGGCATTTGGATGAATATGGTGACATGTCATACATGTGGGAGTACGTCTAAATTAATATTTTCATAAATATTTTTTAGATAAACTGAGATTAGGAGAATTTAAATGGCGACTCCTCAATTATCTCCCGGCGTACTTATCCGAGAGGTTGACCTTACTGTAGGAAGAGCTGATAATGTATTAGATAATATTGGAGCAATTGCGGGTCCCTTTGCACTTGGTCCTGTAGATGAACCAATTGATATTACCACTGAGCAAGAACTGATTAACACTTTCGGTAAGCCTCTTTCTACCGATGCACAGTATGAGTACTGGATGAGTGCATCCTCATTCCTTTCATACGGAGGAGTTCTTAAGGTTGTAAGAACCGATGGTAGCAATCTGGTAAACGCGAATGCAATCCGTAACTCGGCAGGCGTTTCCACTGCAGGTGAACCATCACTCAAAATTAAGAACTTTGATGACTACGAGGCTAATTATGCTGACGATATTGCAAATTATATCTTTGCAGCAAAGAATCCAGGATCGTGGGCAAATAACCTCAAGGTTTGTGTAATTGACGACAAGGCAGATCAAATTCTTCCTGTTGGCGCTGCATTTACTGGCGCAGCTGTTATTGGTATGGGTGTAACAACAACCCTTACTAATGTACCTTCAGCAGGTGTTGGAACTACCTCAATTTTCAATGGTTACTTAAAAGGAATCATTACCGGAATTGGCGCAAGCACGGTTGAAGTCAAAATCAACTCGATTGTTGCTACAGATGGCACTGAAACACCTGTAACTTATGCACAAAAATCTCAATTGAGATCATTTACCCCAGCAACTGGTGGTGGTAATATTTCGGTCAACTTGATCACAAGTGCTGGAGTTGCTACAACTTCGGTCACGATCAACACGGGAACAAATCCAATCCTTGATTGGTATGATCAGCAGACTCTTTCTCTGACCAATACATCAATCTTCTGGAAATCGATTGCTCCAAAACCAGGAACATCTCAATATTCCAATGAGAGAAATGGTAAGAGTGATGAAATCCACGTTGTAATTGTCGATGATACTGGTTCAGTAACGGGTATTCAAGGAAATCTTCTTGAGAAGCACATCGGTCTTTCTAAGGCGAGTGACGCAGTTTCTGCAATCAACTCCCCAACTAAGAACTGGTGGAAGAATTATCTCGCGGTTTATTCCAATTATGTCTATGTTGGCGATAATCCTTCGGATGAAGCTAACACTAACGAATTGGTTTCTGCAACAGGATTCTCCACTGCATTTACTCAGTATACAAATTCTGAGGGTCTTTGGAACCTCCCTGCTCAAGATAGAGTCTTTAGTGCTCTCGGAAACGTAACTTATAACCTCACTGGCGGTGTAGATTACACTGCACAAGGTGGCATGAGTGCATCTTTAGGTAACCTGTTTACCTCATACAACTTGTTCTCTAATAGAGATGAAGTTGCAGTCGATTACCTGATCATGGGACCAGGACTTGGCAACAAGTTTGAGTCTCAAGCAAAGGCAAACCATCTGATCTCGATTGCAAATTCGAGAAAAGATTGTGTTGCAGTCATCTCTCCACATCGTACAGATGTTGTAGACATTACTAATACAGATACTCAAACTAATAATGTCTTAGAGTTCTTCTCACCACTTTCATCTTCATCATATGCAATCTTTGATAGTGGATATAAGTACACTTATGACAGATTCAATAACAAGTTCCGTTATATTCCATGTAACGCGGACGTTGCAGGTCTGTGTGTAAGAACTTCAATCTTTGCTTATCCTTGGTTCTCACCTGCAGGACAACAAAGAGGTATTCTGAATAATGCCATTAAACTTGCATACAATCCAAGCAAGGCACAAAGAGATCAACTTTATCCTTTAAGGATTAATGCGATTATCAATCAACCAGGAATAGGTATTCTACTCTTCGGTGATAAGACTGCTCTTGGATATGCATCTGCTTTTGACAGAATTAACGTTCGTAGACTGTTCTTAACGGTTGAGCAAGCACTCGAAAGAACTGCTCAGGCACAACTCTTCGAACTGAACGACGAAATTACTAGAGCAAACTTTGTAAATATTGTTGAACCATATCTCCGTGATGTACAAGCAAAGAGAGGTCTTTATGGATTCCTCGTTGTTTGTGATGAATCAAATAATACTCCTGAAGTCATTGATAATAACGAGTTCAGAGCTGATATCTACCTGAAACCAGCTAAGTCAATTAACTACGTAACTCTTACATTTGTAGCAACAAGAACTGGTGTTGCATTTGAAGAAGTAGTTGGGACTGTTTGATCTTACATAAATTAATTACAACAGGAGGAACTAACAATGGCATCAATCAAGAGTCTCTCACAATTTAAGACCAAACTGGCGGGCGGTGGCGCTCGCCCCAACCTCTTTGAAGTTACAATTCCAAGTTTTCCAGGTGGAGTAAATCTTGGTGTTCAAGGAGATGGAACTGGTCAGTTTGATGCGGAAAATTTCACATTTTTGTGTAAGGCAGCCGCTTTACCTGCATCAAACGTTGCACCAATTGACGTACCTTTTAGAGGTCGTATTTTAAAGGTAGCAGGCGATAGAACATTTGACACCTGGACTATCACTGTTATTAACGATGAAAACTTCATCCATAGAAGAGCATTCGAAGCATGGATGCAAAACATTGCACAGTATTCGGATCATAGTGGTTTAACTAACCCTACCGATTACATGACCGATGCAACTGTTCTTCAACTTGGAAGAGGAACTGTAAATAGAGAAACTGGTACAGGAAGTGGCGGAAACGCTAAGCCCCTTGCACAATATAAGTTCAAGGATATTTTCCCAACCAATATTTCTCAGATTGATCTTTCTTATGATACCTCAGATACTATCGAAGAATTCACTGTTGAATTCCAAGTTCAGTATTGGTATCCTGAAGTTGCAGGAAGTAACTCTGCACAAGGGTAATAAATAGTAGAAAGATAAAAGTTACCTTTAATAATGGCAAGACTATTTGGTTTTTCAATTGAGGACAAAGAACCTCTCTCACCTAACATTGTATCCCCCGTTCCTCAAAATAATGAGGACGGGGTTGATCATTATCTAACATCAGGATTTTTTGGATCCTATGTAGATATTGAGGGAGTCTATAGAACAGAATTTGATATGATCAAGCGTTATCGCGAGATGGCGCTTCATCCTGAAGTCGATAGTGCTATTGAAGATATTGTAAATGAGGCTATTGTTTCTGATACTTATGATAGTCCAGTAGAAATTGAATTATCTAACTTAAATGCTAGTGACAGTATTAAAAGAAAAATACGAGAAGAATTTAAGTATATTTTAGAACTTTTAGATTTCGATAAGAAGTGTCACGAGATCTATAGAAATTGGTATATTGATGGAAGACTTTATTATCATAAAGTAATTGATTTAAAAAATCCTCACGAAGGAATACAAGAATTGAGATATGTTGACGCATTAAAAATGCGTTATATTCGCAGACAAAAGAAGAAAAAAGATAATTCAAAATTCCCAGCACTCTCAGGAAATGTAGATAATCCTATGGATTATGAATTTCCAGAAATCGAAGAGTATTTTGAATACACACCAAAACTTTCAAGTCCAATTGGACCAGTAACTGGACAAACTAATGGTGTTGCAGGTGGTGGAGTTAAAATTGCAAAGGATGCAATTACTTACTGCACTTCCGGTATTGTTGACAGAAATAAAGGGACGGTGCTTTCATATTTGCATAAGGCAATCAAAGCCCTCAATCAACTTCGCATGATTGAGGACTCTCTTGTTATCTACAGATTGTCTCGTGCTCCAGAGCGTCGTATTTTCTACATTGATGTAGGCAATCTTCCCAAAGTAAAAGCAGAACAATATCTTCGCGATGTCATGATGAGATATCGCAATAAGTTGGTTTACGATGCATCCACTGGAGAAATTCGTGACGATAAAAAATTCATGAGTATGCTCGAAGACTTCTGGTTGCCTCGTCGTGAAGGTGGCAGAGGAACTGAAATTACAACTCTTCCTGGTGGACAAAATCTTGGAGAAATTACTGATATTAAATATTTCCAGAGCAAACTGTATCGCTCATTAAATGTTCCTCCAACCAGAATGGAAGGTGAGGGCGGATTTAATCTTGGAAGATCATCAGAGATTCTTAGAGACGAATTAAAGTTTACTAAATTTGTCGGTAGACTGAGAAAAAGATTTGCGAGCATGTTTAATGACATGCTAAAGACACAACTACTTTTGAAGAATATCATTACCCCAGAAGACTGGGAAAAAATGGCACAGCATATTCAATATGACTTCCTATATGATAACCACTTCTCAGAACTGAAAGAAGCAGAACTGTTAACTGAAAGATTGAACTTGGTTGCTACTGCTGAGCCTTATGTCGGCAAATATTATTCACAAGATTATATTAGACGTAAGATTCTCAGACAAACTGATCAAGAAATTGTTGAACAAGATATGATCATCCAGAAAGAAATCGAATCAGGTTTAATTCCTGATCCAAATGCTCCTGTAGACCCCGAAACTGGTGCTCCAATGGGTGATGGTTCATCTCAGATGGATCTTGGGCAACCTGTGATGGAACCTGATGCAGACTCAGATGCTGCAATTACACAGATGAAAGAACCTAAGGGTGGAGAGATATAAATAACCAAAGATTCATTTATTAACATTTAATATGGACGAACTTATGGATATGATTGTGGCTGATGAGTCACCGTCACAAATTAGCGATAAAATTAAAGATCTTCTTTTTGCAAAAGCTGCAGAAAAAGTAGATTCTCTGAGACCTTCGGTGGCAAATACTTTGTTTAATAATGAAGAGGACGAAGAATTCGACGAGGAATGAAATGAAATCCTTCAAACAGTTTCTTTCCGAATCAGTAAATGTTTCCGGAGATTTTAACGGGAACATTTACATAAATTCAACCCAACCAGAGCAACAATCTGTTGGGGAAGAATATGTTGCAGATGTAATGTGGATGGGCAATCTTTATAGAATGGAATTAGTTACAGATAATGGAATTCCATCTAAACAAGATCTTGGTGAACAATTGCAAGGCGAATATCCTGGAGCTGTTGTTCATCAAATTTATCCAGTATTAGAAAAAAATATTAATATCAAAAATACAAAAAGATACCACCCATCAAAGTTAGAATGGATTGATTAATGGCACAGTGGAATAAGAATACTCAAGACTATCTAAATCAAGAACGAACACTTCATGAAGTCTATATCCGTGCTGATGAATACGGAAATATTTTAAATGAAAGTGCTTGTTCTAAATCTGCTTTTGGTGAGAATATTTCAATTCCTATCACAGCAAAAATTCAGGCAGATGCTGTTTATGGATTGGACCCAAGAGAGTTTGAGACCTATACATTCAGTGCAACAGGAGTTGCTACTCATGCAAACTCTACATTTATAGTTGGTGCTGGTTCTTCTGCAAATTCTTATGGTGTAATCAGAAGCACTAACTTTATCAGATATCGTCCAGGACAAGGTGTTGTCGCAAGATTTACTGGTTCTTTTTCAAGTAATCCTGTAGGTTTTACTCAGAGAGCAGGTTTCTTTAATCAAGAACAGGCAATTCAAATTGGATATGCACACACCAATGGAAAGTTTGGTGTGCTTCGTGCGAATGGAGGAAAAGCACATATTCACGGATTTGACTTTACTACACTAGCAGATGGAAGTATAACTGTAACTCTAAACGGAACATCTTTCACTGCAGTAACAGTCAATTCAGGATCGGTTGCTGGTAATTTATCTCAACTAGTTCAAGGACTAAGAGCACAAGCACTCTTTAATGCTTTGTATGTTGTTGAATATGATCAATCAAGATTAAGATTTTTAGCAACATCTCTTGGACCTCAGAACGGAACTTTTAATATTACAAGTAATGCGACAATATCATTTACATCTTCGATTAGACAAGCAGGTGTAGTACAAACAGAAAACTGGACTTTTCAAGAAGATTTTAGTATTGATAAACTTGATGGAACTGGATACTCTGGTGTTACCATAGATCCATCTAAGTTGAATGTTTATCAAATCAACTTCCGTTGGTTAGGTGCTGGAGAAATTCGTTATGCAATTGAAAATCCCTACAACGGGGATATGATTTTCTTCCACCATGAACATTATTCAAACAAAAATCAACTACCTCACTTAGACAATCCATCAATGAAGATTGGATATGTTGCAGCAAATTTAGGTGGTGGTGTAGGTGTTGTTACTTGCAGAGGAGCATCTTTCCTTGGTGCAATTGAGGGTATTGTTGAAAGAACAAGACTTCCATATTCAGTAACTGGAACCAGAAATGATTCTATGAATACTCCTGGTTCTCTTTATCATCTTATTTCACTTAAGAATAAAGTAATCTATCAGGGTAAAATTAATACCAGAGATTTACTTCCTAGAAGACTTACTGCATCAGTGAATACTGTTGGAGACCCTGCGGTTATATACATATACTTCAATCCAGTACCAACAAATTATTTGAGATGGACTACTCAAACGGATTTCAATGCATCTCTTTATGCAACTCAAGACAGCACAGGAATATTCGTATTACCAACACAATCAACACCACCAGTTGCTGCATTCCATCTAGCAGATAACTCCACTATCGATGTCGATTTATCCGAAATTGGACTTCATGTTCCACCAAATAGTTTTATATCAGCAGTAATTTCATCTACAACTAATATTACTGCTGCTAGTGCTTCGTTCATTTATGTGGAAGATTAATTAAATAATAAATAACTAATAAAGTCTTTATTATACCAATGCAAAGAACTAAAGTAATTGAAACTGAAGTATCTACGTCAACATCTGCTGGATCTGCAACTAGTATTACTAGTGCATCTTGTGTTCGTCTTCATAATATTACCACAGGAATAGTTACTGTTGGCGTATCAACTTCAGTTGGCGCAGCAACTACCAACTATTTTTCTATGCCAGCAAACTCTGTTGAATTTTTAGAAAAACTTCCGACCGACGTTATCTGGACAACTTCGGAAATTAAAGCAACAAAAGTAGGACTCACCAACTAAGAACCATGAAACTCATTAGAGAAGAAGTAGAAAAGGTAAAAGTTATTACCGAAGAAAAGAATGGGCAAAAGCATCTGTATATTCAAGGTGTTTTTCTTCAAAGTGAATGTGTGAATAGAAACGGCAGAATGTATCCTTTTTCCATCATGGAAAGAGAAGTGAAGAGATACAATGAGAACTACGTTCAGAAAGGACGTGCATTAGGAGAACTTGGCCATCCCGAAGGACCCACAGTAAATCTTGATCGTGTTTCTCATAAAATTGTATCCTTAGAGCAGAAGAATAACAATTGGATTGGAAAGGCTCAAATTCTTTCTACTCCAATGGGAAAAATTGCCGAAGCACTTTTAAGTGATGGTGTTACTCTTGGTGTTTCTTCTCGTGGTATCGGTTCTCTGAGAGAAAACAATAAAGGTTATAAAGAAGTCGGTGAGGACTTCATGCTTGCAACTGCAGCAGATATCGTTGCTGACCCTTCTGCACCTGATGCTTTTGTACAAGGAATTATGGAAGGTGTTGAGTGGGTTTGGAACAACGGCATTTTAGAGCAAAAGGTATCACACCTTAAGAATAGAGTCAACAACTACGTTGATCAAAAAAGATTAGAGGAGCATAAACTCAATCTTTTCAATGACTTTTTAAATTCACTTTAATTAGTGTAATTTATTAGATTATAAATAAATATAGATTTAATAAAGGTAAATCGGAGAGTTCAAATGTCTCGTGGCAACAATTTACAAGAAATGGAAGTAGGCACTAAGCAATCCAGAACCGCCGTTAATGCAAATGCAAAGGCGGCGGAATCAATGCCTAAAGCTGGTACAAATGCTTCTGGTGTATCAACCCCCGGTCAAACTGGTGGTTGGGAAGATCTTGGTGGTCCTACCCCAGAAAACTACAAAACTGATGATGACTCAGCGAAGATCAAAGCACCTGGCGCAACCCTTCAACAAGTTAGAAATGTTGTTAACAAAGGTGCTAAGAGTGCAGATTCTATGCAACATCTGAAAGCAGGTGCTGTTAAAGAAGAAGAAGAACTGGATGATGAGGATCTGATTGTCGATGAGGATGAACTCGAAGATGAGGACGTGATCGAAGAGGCTGCTGAAGAGGACGAAGAGGAAGAAGAAAAGCCTAAGAAAAAAGGCAAGAAAGAAGAAGAGGATGAGGACGAAGAGGAAGAAGATATGAAGGAAGAGTTTGACATCGAAGAAGATGTTACCGCTCTGCTTTCAGGTGAAGATCTTTCTGAAGAATTCCAAGAGAAGGCACGTACTATTTTCGAGTCTGCTCTTAGATCTAAAGTTGGTGAAATCAAAGAAGCACTTGAAGCTCAATATGAAGAGCAACTGATCGAATCAGTTAACGAAATTAAAGTAGAACTTGAAGAGCGTGTAGACGCATATCTTGAGTATGTTGCCGAAGAATGGATGTCCGAGAATCAACTTGTAGTTGAGAATGGTCTGAAGGAAGAACTCACTGAGTCATTCCTTTCAGGTCTGAAAGGACTTTTTGAAGAGCATTATGTATCAATCCCTGAAGATAAATATGATGTACTTAACAGTATGGTAGAAAAACTTGATGAAATGGAAGAAAAACTCAACGAGCAACTTGAGAAAAACATCCATCTGAACAAGCGTCTCGCAGAGTCGGTTGCAGAAGGAATCTTTGATGAAATTTCTGAGGGTCTTGCACTTTCTCAGAAGGAAAAGCTCGCTTCACTTGCCGAAAGTGTTGAGTTTGAAAGTGAAATCCAATATCGTGAAAAACTGGAAACTCTGAGGGAATCATATTTTCCTTCAAAGACAGTTTCTTCAACGGCAAAAACTGAAACCTTATCTGAAGGAGTAGACGTTGCGCCAGAATATCATTCTGATTCAATGAATGCTTATCTGAGAGCTCTTTCAGTCACATCGCCAAAAAACTGAAATTAACATTAAACAAACACACTTAAAGAGGTAAAAGCAAATGTTCCATTCCGAGCATCTGCAGGAAAAGTGGGCACCCCTTCTGAACTATGAAGGCCTTGATACCATCAAGGATTCGCACAGAAGAGCTGTAACCGCTGTCCTGCTCGAAAACCAAGAAAAATTCCTGAGAGAGCAACAGTCTTTCTCTGAGTCAGGTCTCCTGAACGAAGTTAGCTACTCAAACACTGCTGCTGGTGCTAGCGGTGGTTTCGGTGGCGGTGCTACCCCTGGTGGCCCTGTTGCAGGTTTCGACCCCGTTCTGATCTCACTGATCAGACGTGCAATGCCTAACCTGGTCGCTTATGACCTCGCAGGCGTTCAACCAATGAACGGTCCTACTGGACTGATCTTCGCAATGCGTTCACGCTACACCAATCAGACTGGTGAAGAAGCACTGTTCAACGAAGCAGATACTCGCTTCTCTGCTCAGAACGCAACCAACACCCTGACCCAAACTGGTATTGGTACTACCGCAGCACAATCTGGATCGAACCCAGGTCTGCTGAATGCTGGCGGCACCTACAACCTGTCGGGTGGTATGGCAACTGGCGATGCTGAAAGACTCGGTGTATCCGATGCTTTCAACGAGATGGCGTTCTCGATCGAGAAAGTCACCGTTACCGCTAAGAGCCGTGCTCTGAAGGCAGAATACAGCCTCGAGCTTGCACAAGACCTGAAGGCAATTCACGGTCTGAATGCAGAAGCAGAACTCGCAAACATTCTCTCAACCGAGATTCTTGCTGAGATCAACCGTGAAGTTATCCGTACCATCTACAACGTTGCTGAAGCTGGTGCTCAGGCAAACGTTGCTACCGCAGGTACTTTCGACCTCGACGTTGACTCCAATGGTCGTTGGTCAGTTGAGAAGTTCAAGGGTCTGCTGTTCCAAATCGAGCGTGATGCAAACGCAATTGCACAAAGAACTCGTAGAGGAAAGGGTAACATCATCCTGTGTTCTGCTGACGTTGCTTCAGCACTGAGCATGGCTGGTGTTCTCGATTACACCCCTGCGCTGAATGCAAACCTGAATGTAGACGACACCGGTAACACCTTTGCAGGTACTCTGCTCGGTAAGTTCCGCGTTTACATTGACCCATATTCGGCAAACGTATCTGCTAACCAGTACTACGTTGTCGGTTATAAGGGTTCTAGCCCATACGATGCGGGTCTGTTCTATTGCCCATACGTTCCTCTCCAGATGGTTCGTGCAGTTGGCGAGAACACCTTCCAACCAAAAATTGGATTTAAAACTCGTTATGGTATTGTTGCTAACCCATTTGCTGAAGGTGGTCTTTCCTCCGGCCCAGCAACCGCTCTCGGTGCTCTTAACGTTAACGCAAACCGTTACTACAGAAGAGTACTTGTTAAGAACCTCATGTGATCTAAATCACATAAACAACGGGGAGTCCTTCGGGACTCCCTTTTTTATTCTAAATAGTTAAAAAAATGCCTGCTTACGGAACTAAAAACCAAATTCAAAATCGCAACTTTCTTTCGAGTATTGGATTTAGATTTACTCTAAATCGTGCTCCAAAAGTTGCATTTTTTTCAAACCAAGCAGAAATACCTGGAATGACTTTAGGGGTTGCATCACAACCAACCTACTTGACAAATCCAATTCCAGTACCTGGTGATAATATTACCTTTGATGATTTTAATCTTCGTTTTATGGTTGATGAAAATTTAGAGAATTACATGGAAATCCAAAATTGGATACGTGGTATAGGATTTCCAGAATCATTAGGTGAAATCTATGATTGGCAAAATAGTAATACTAAATTTGATCAACCATATAAATCTGAAATGAATTTATATTCTGACGGAACATTGATTGTTTTAAACAGTAATCAAAATTTTAACTTTGAAGTTAGATTTAGATCTATGTTCCCTTATATGTTATCACCATTACAATTTGATGCAACACTACCAGATAACGAGTACTTTACTGCTAATGTATCTTTTAAGTATATGATGTATAATATAGTAGATAAAAATGGAAACCCTCTGAATCCTCCTCAAGAATGAATTTTGACTTAGAACTGATACAGAAAATGTGGGAGCAAGACTCCAAGATTGATATTGACAACTTACATACGGAATCTTTGAATATTCCTGTTTTACATGCAAAATACTACGACTTATATAATAAAATTTCTTTGTTGAAAAAGAAATCAGAACAACAAAAAAGAAACATTCGTCATGAACGATATGAATACTATTCTGGAAAAGCCGATCCAGAAGTTTATCAAGAAAGTCCTTTCCCAAAAAAGATACGAGATAAAGATACTCTCCAGAAATACTTAGATGCTGATGATAAATTATCACAGTCATCACTAAAGGTAGAATATTATGATGTGATGATTTCTTATATTGATAGTATTCTTAAAATGATATCAAATAGGACATATCAAATTAAAAATGCCATTGAATTTATGAAATTTCAATCTGGCATGGGGTAACTAAATAGTCACAGAATTAAATTTTGTTAATGAGTGACGTAATTATTCATAAGAAAAATGAGGTTTACATCAAGTTAGAATGTGAACCTCATATTTTGTATGAGCTTCAACAGTACTTTACATTTGAAGTACCTGGTGCAAAATTTATGTCCCATTATAGAAGCAAGCATTGGGACGGTTTGATCAGGTTACTATCAGTGCATACGGGAGAGATATATAGTGGTCTCTTAGATAAGGTTATTGATAAACTTAAACTTCATGGTTACACATACGAATTTAGAGAAAATAAATTCTATGGTCTTCCATTTGAAGTAAACGAAGAGATTTCAAAAGAAGGCGTAAAAGATTATATGCTTTCTATTTGTTCACACACTCCTCGGAGTTATCAAATTGAGGGAGTATATGATGCTTTACGATATAATCGAAAACTTCTGATAAGTCCCACTGCGTCAGGTAAAAGTCTGATGATTTACGCCCTCGTGCGGTATTATATGGATAAGAATCAAAAAATTCTTTTAATCGTTCCCACGACCAGTCTTGTAGAACAGATAGTCGGGGATTTTCGGGATTATGGGTGGGATGCAGATTCATATTGTCATAAAATATATTCGGGTAGAGAAAAAACTAATGAGTACCCAGTTACGGTAACTACATGGCAGTCAATTTATAAATTAGAAAGATCTTTCTTTGAAGATTATAACGTCGTTATTGGTGATGAGGCTCACTTATTTAAAAGTAAGTCACTAATATCTATCATGTCAAAATTACATAATACAAAATATAGATTTGGGTTCACTGGAACATTAGATGGATCTCAAACACATAAGTGGGTACTAGAGGGATTATTTGGACCATCATATAAAGTTACAAGAACTTCAGAACTGATGGAACAAGGTCATGTTTCAAAATTAAATATCAAATGTCTTGTACTTAAACACAATCCTCAAAAGTTTGATGTCTTTGAAGATGAAATACAATACATTATACAACATGATAGAAGAAATAACTTTATTAAAAATCTAGTAATAGATTTAAAAGGAAACACACTTGTACTGTTTTCACGAATCGAAGCACATGGACAACCTTTATACGAATTAATAAATAATCACGTTGATAATAACCGAAAGGTATTTTTTGTTCATGGTGGAGTAGATACTGCTGAAAGAGAACAAGTTAGAGAAATAACCGAACGAGAAAATAATGCAATTATTGTTGCATCATATGGAGTTTTCTCAACAGGTATCAATATTAGAAATTTACATAATGTAGTTTTTGCATCTCCAAGTAAATCAAGAATTAGAAATTTACAATCAATCGGTAGGGTACTAAGAAAAGGAAAAGATAAAAATAAAGCTATGCTTTATGATATTGCAGATGATTGTACTCATAACTCTCGAAAAAACTATACCCTAAATCATTTTATAGAAAGAATTAAAATTTATAATGAAGAAGAATTTAATTATGAAATAATAACCATTAATATAAAACAATAATGGAAGAAGACTTTTATGCAACTTTAAAGTTGAAGACTGGTGAAGAAATCTTTGCTAAGGTAATGCCAGTCGAAGAAAACTCTAAGTTATTACTTTTAGTAACCAATCCGATTGTAGTTACAGAATTAAAATCTAGAACCGGAATTCAAGGATACAAAGTAGAGCCTTGGTTAAAAACATCTGATGATGATTTACTTATAATTAATCTTGATGATGTATTAACTATGAGTGAATCTCAAAATATTGAAATGATTATGTTACATCAACAATTTACAAGAAAGATGAGTAACATAAAAAGTAGTAAACCAAATATATCTCGTAAAATGGGATATATCTCTAGTGTAAATGAGGCTAAAGAGCTCTTAGAAAAGCTCTTTAAGAATAACTAAGCCTTAATCTCATTCATAGTGGACAAGGCAGATTATAACGTCTTTTGAGGGGCTGTGTCAAGTCTTGTTTTATTGCAGTCAAAATGTTATAATATCTACATAATAAATTAGGTCTGCTTATGATAACAACGCAAATAATGACTAAGAGAAAAAGATCAGAACACTACGTTAACAATAAGGAATTTTTGGAAGCGCTGATTGAATACAGAACTAAAGTCGATCTTGCTGCTAAAAATGGAGAACCAAAGCCCAGGATTACAAACTACTTGGGTGAATGCTTCTTAAAAATTGCAACACACCTCTCATACAAAACAAATTTCATCAACTACATGTTTATTGATGAGATGATTTCTGATGGTATTGAAAATTGCATTCAATATATTCACAATTTTAATCCAGAAAAGTCTCAGAATCCTTTTGCATACTTTACTCAGATTATCCATTACGCATTTCTTCGTCGTATTCAAAGAGAAAAGCGTCAGTTAGAAATTAAGAATAAAATTCTTGAAAGAACTGGATATGATGAAGTGTTCGTTGATGACGCCACTATTGACGGAACGAACTATTCGGACTATAATTCCATTAAGGAAAACGTTCACATTAAACTTCGCTATTGATGAAAGTAGCAATTATTACTGACCAGCATTTTGGAGCACGAAAGAATTCCAAACTATTTCATGATTATTTTCTAAAATTCTATAATGATGTATTTTTCCCAACACTCGAAGAGTATGGGATTAATACAGTTGTAGATATGGGAGATACGTTTGATAGTCGCAAAGGTATTGATTTTTCTGCTCTCGCTTGGGCTAAGGATAATTACTATGATCGTCTTCACGAAATGGGTGTAAAAGTCCATACAATTGTAGGAAATCATACTGCATATTATAAGAACACTAATAATATAAATGCAGTTGATTTGCTTCTGCGTGAGTATGATAATGTGACCGTTTATTCAGAACCAACCGAAGTGATGTTGGGACAACTACCAACTCTTTTTATTCCATGGATTAATCAAGAAAATGAGGAAAGCACTCTTAAACTTATTCAAAAGACAACTTGCCCGTGTGCGATGGGGCACCTTGAACTCCAAGGATTTAGAGTTAATAAACAAATCGTCATGGAGCATGGTTTGGAGGGCAAACTATTTGGTAAGTTCAC